GGTGCCATGCTGCATGGCTCCGCTTTTGAAGCTGTCTGCAGCCTGGCCAGTCAGGCGCTCGGCCACCAGCTGGGCGAGGTAGTTGCCTCGACTGGCAGCCACCCCGGTCTTGGTCTTGGCGATGATATCCGCCACCCGGCTGGCGGTGACCTTGCCCAGGCGCTGGGCAAACCATTCAGGTGTGCCTTGCTCGATCATGCTGCACCTCCGTCTGCGGTCTTGGCAGCCTTCTTGAGGGCTGGGCCTTGGGCTTGCCAGAACGCGGCCTTGTGCGCTGACTTTGGCAATGCCTGGAAGGCTGCGGCCAGGGCCTCGCTGCCTTGCATGGCGGCGTCGCGCATGGATGGCATGGTCTCAGCCTCGTACTCACCATAACCCGGCACAGGCGCTGGCGTGCGCTTGCTGGCGGCGTTGCCGTCGTCATCCTCTGGCGCAATACCGCAGGCGGCCATCAGGCTGTAGCGGCGTGCGTATGTCAGGGCGCTGCCGTAGCCTTGGGCGTCATGCTTGACCGCAGGCACGTGCAGCTTGCCAGCCGAGAAGGTTTCCCCGGATTCGTGGACAAAGACCGTCTCAACGATCACGCCAGATTCACATTCGTGGGTCTGCTGCACCAGGGCGATGCCGTTGGCGTTCAGGCCATCCATGACAGCCTCGACGCAGGCGGCCAGGTCGGCATAGCGGCTCTTGAAGTGGGGGTTTGAGCTGGTCTTTAGCGCAGGCCCGAATGCTCGCTGGGCCTTGACCAATGCTGCTGCGATCTCTTTCATTGCTGTGTCTCCTGTTGGGATTGGACTTCGTGCTCGAAACGATCCTGGTCGTTTTCCAGGTCTTCTTGTGGAGGTGGTGCGAAGCCGCGCAGGGCCTCTTGCATGACTGGGTGAAGATAATCCATCGTGTTCGCCTTTCGTGGTTGGTTGTTGGTGAAACGAATCATAGCATAGTGCAAGAGGATTTTGTGCGATCGGCAAAAAATATTTTTGCACGAATCATGCAAAATCGTGGTAAAGTTTGAGGCATGAAGAAAGACGACCAATATTTCGCGCAGGTGCTGGCCTTTGCCCGTGAGAGCCTCGGCTCGTACAAGGCAGTGGCGCAGGCCTTGGGAGCCACCAGTGGCCAGGCCGTGGAGGCTTGGACGCGCAATGGTGTGGCGCACAAATGGCGGCCGATACTGGACAAGAAGTTCGGCCCTGGCTTCAGAAAATCCTTGAATGGCCTGCTGGTCTGAGGTAAAGTTGTTTGGAAACCGGCTAGCTAGGAAGTCATGAGCCTAGTGAAAAGCGTCCCCACCTCGCCTGCCGTGTTTTCCTTCAAGGTGGTTTTTTTGAAAAGGTGCGGCTTATGGCTAAGACAAGCTATTCTGAGAAACTGTTAGACCCTCGCTGGCAGCAAATGCGTCTGCGTGTTTATGAGCGCGATGGCTTCGCATGTAGGTGTTGCGGAAGAACGGACAAAACACTTCACGCTCATCATTCCCACTATCACCCTTATTCGGATGGGCCATGGGACTATGACATGGAGACAATCGTCACTTTGTGCGTTGACTGCCATTCAGACCAGCATTCAGAAATCCAGGCATCAAAAGCAAATGTGATGCTTGCACTGGCGAAGATCGGTTATTGGCAATGCCACGACTTTGATTGTTTGTGCGACATCTTGTCGGTCATCACAAAACAAGATTTGGAAAAATTGTTTCTGGAGAAGGCCAATGGCACGAATCAGAACAGTTAAGCCAGAACTTTTTAGGCATGAAGCCCTGTTTGAGGCAGAGCAGAAAACTTCGCTCCCTTTGCGGCTTGCATACATTGGTCTTTTCACTGCATGTGATCGAGAAGGACGATTCAAGTGGAAGCCACGATCGCTGAAGCTGGATGTTCTTCCATATGACAACATCGACTTTTCACGCGTGCTAGACGCGTTGGTCACGCATGGCTTTATCGTGAAATACGAGCTTGACGGTGATGAATTTGGCTGCATACCATCTTGGAGTCAGCATCAGATCGTAAACAACAGAGAATCGGCATCAATCATCCCAAGCCTAGAGGAATCAAACACTTGCACGCGTCCAGCACGCGTAGATGACGCGTCACTCACGCGGCTTGTGCAAGAACAAGGGGAAGGGAAAGGAAAGGAAGGGAAAAGGAAGGGGAACAAGGAAAGCGCTGTTGTCACGCGACCTGACTGTGTTGACGAGCAAATGTGGAATGACTGGCTTGTCATCAGGAAAAAGAAAAACGCTCCACTGACGCAAACCGCATGGTCTTTGATGGAAAACGAAGCAGCAAAAGCAGGATGGCCGATAGGCAAAGCTATTGAGGAATGTTGCTTGAGAACATGGGCGTCTTTCAAAGCCGACTGGATTTCTGCCAAACCAATCCAAAGCGCAAACAAGCAGGCGGCTGTCGAACAGCGCAACCAGGCAGCCGTGGACGAGTGGCTGGCGCAGCAAGGAGAGATTCATGAGAGCAACTGACCAGCAGCAATTTGCCGACATCCTGCGCGACGTGATGGCCTTCTACAAGCAGGACGTCACCCCGTTTGCCTTGTCCGTCTGGTGGCAAGCCTGCCAGCGATTCGACCTTGACCAGGTGCGCAAAGCCCTGACAAGCCACGCCATGGATGCCGAGCGCGGCGTTTTCCCACCGAAGCCTGCCGATCTGGTGCGCAAGCTGGAAGGCACAGCCACCGACCGCGCAATGCTGGCCTGGGGCAAAGCCTACGACGCCATGCAGCGTGTTGGAGCTTACAGCGATGTGGTGTTTGACGATCCGGCCATCCATGCAGCCATCGAGGACTTGGGAGGCTGGCCGAAGGTCTGCCGCAGCGAAACCAAAGAGCTTGGCTACTTGCAGCATAGATTCTGCGAATCGCACCGAGCCTACACTGAGCGCGAGGTTTTCGACTATCCGCGCCTGCTGACAGGAGACCGCAGCCCTGACGAGCTTTATGCAAAGCGCGGCCTGAAGCCACCGAAGCCTGTGGTGATTGGCGATGTCGAGACGGCCAGACTGGTCTACAATGGTGGCAAAGTCGGCGGCAAGACGGCCATCAGCTTTCACATTACTGACGCGCTTGGAAAGCTGGCGCTGGGTGGAGCATGACATGCACAGCCTGCCAAGCCCACGCACAGAACCCGCTGTCCGGCCAGTATCACTTCGGATGCCTGGAATGCTGCACCCGGCTGGTGCTGAGCACCCGGCCGAACAAACAGGCGGCAGCCGGGATGCTGGCGGCCATCGAGAGGTTCCCGCAGAACCCTGGCCGGGAGCGCATCTTGGAATCCGTCCGCCAGGCATTGACGAAACACCCCTCAGCCTCGACGAGTGCTGGATCGCGGTCCGGGAGTGCCTGACATGACCGAACGCCAACGATTCACCATCTGGGAGCCGGTGCAGGCCCACAAAGTCCTGACGCAGCAAATCTGGCCGCTGCTCAAGTCGCTGCTGATGGCTGGCCACCGCATGGTGGTGGAGATCAAGCCAGAAACCCGCACCCTCGCACAAAATGCGCGTTTGTGGGCGATGTTGACCGATGTGGCCAAGCAGGTCGACTGGTACGGCCGCAAGTTGAGCGCCGAGGAATGGAAGCACGTGATGACCGCCTCGATGACCAAACAGGACGTCGTACCTGGCATCGATGGCGGCTTTGTGGTGCTCGGCAAGTCCACCAGCAAGATGACCAAGCCCGAGATGAGCGAGCTGCAGGACTTGATCGAGGCCTTCGGTGCGCAGCAGGGCGTGCGCTTCACCGCGCCTGAGTACGTTGACCCAGATACCGGAGAGATCACATGAGCAACATCACGCCATTGCGCGGCGCGTCCGTGCCAACCAACGAGCCAAACGCCGCCTTGGTGGCTGCACTCAAAGACATCCTGGCCGACGCTGAATCTGGCCGACTGCAGTCATTCTTTGCCGCAGGCTTTCTGGCCGATGGCCTGCGAATGTCCTGTGTGCTCGGTGACCATTCCAACGTCTACGAGGTGATCGGCTCCATCGAGATGCTGAAGCACCACTACATCACAAACCACACGGAGAGGCTATGACAACAGCCCACGTTCGTTCCATCATGAAGTCGGTCATTGCATCCGGCTTTGACCCGACCGAAATGCAGTGGTTTGACATTTCAGGCGCTGACCTGTCCACCGGCATCAAGATCGACAACCTGACCACCCACCGGCCACCGTTCGAAAAAAGCCTGGTGCTCTGGGCTGGCCAAACCTCAAGCCATGAGCGTTACGAGATGATGATGCTGGCCGCTGGAGACGATCCAGAGGATGGCATCGTTCTCGACTTGAGCAAGGGACAGCCTGGCAAATACACCACCTTCCCGCCGATGGTTTACGCCATCGTGGATGGCCAGATCAAGTACGGCCCCGTCGATGAAGGCCAAGACCTGCCAAGAGATGTGGCCGAGATCATGCTGGCCACCATGTCCAAGTGGCTGGAAAGCATGGACACCGGCTGCGAGTGTTATCAGCCCGTGATAACCGACACCTTCACGAACAGGCGCAAAATCGCTGCAGGCAAAACGCCGACCTACGACTGGCGCACCGTCAAGATCAGCCCAAAGACCGCCAGAGGCGAATCGAAAGGCGGCACACACGCATCCCCAAGGCTGCACGACCGTCGCGGCCATATTCGCAGGCTGGCCAGCGGAAAAAACGTCTGGGTCAAGGCTTGCAAGGTTGGCGATGCCAGCCTGGGCACCGTGTTCCACGATTACAAGATAGAGGCGAAATGACCACAATCGCAGAACGCAAGCACATGAGCCGCGTGGCCGAGCTGGGCTGCGCTGTGTGCCACCGCCTCGGCTACGGCGCGACACCGGCCGAGCTGCACCACCCCAGGCACGGCACCGGCATGGGCCAGCGTGCTAAGCACATGGACGTCATCCCGCTGTGCCCGGAACACCACCGAGGCAACACCGGCGTGCACGGCTTGGGCACTAAGGGCTTTGCCAAGCACTACGGATTCAACGAGGCCGACCTTCTGGCCGATACACTGGAGCGACTGAAATGACCGATCCGACCAAAGACCATAGTCGAGTTTGTCCACAAGGCCGCGCCATGGGCGATAACATTGTGCGCATCACTCAACCATGGATCAAGCACCTTGAAGCCTCTGGCGAGCCTGATGCGCGGTGCAAGTCTTGCGCATTTCGAGCTGGAACTGTGCCCAATGGATGCCTTCAAACCCAGATGGATGTTTTGAAGGCTGTGGTCGAGAAGGTTCCATTCAACTGCCACCAACATGACCGCCAAGGACAGATTTGTCACGGTTGGTTTGCGGCAAGGGTTGCTATTCGGCATGCCGAGGAAGCAAAAGGCCCAATTCCAGTTGCATCATGCCCTTGGGATTTTTCTCCAGAAGATGAGGAGAGCGCGTGAAGATCATCTTGCCATGGCCACACACCGGCCTGTCCCCGAACGCCAGAAACCACTGGGCCAAGACCGCCAAGCTCAAAAAGCAATACCGAGAGGCCTGTTTCTGGCAGGCCATGGAGCAAGGCGCACGCCAGATCCAGTCCGCTAGCCTGCACCTGACCCTGACGTTCTACCCGCCAACCCGCAGGCAGTACGACCTGGACAACGCCCTGGCACGCATGAAAGCCGGTCTCGATGGCCTGGCCGACGTGCTCAAGGTAGACGACAAACACTGGACGCTGACCATCCGCAAGGGCGAGACAGTCGGCGGATTCGTAGAAGTTCACATCGAAAGGCCCACAGAATGAAACTCCCAGACCAGCTCGAAACCATCCAGATCGATGCGCTGATACCCTACGCACCGCCGGCCCGCCGCCGGGGCGGAGGGCCGGGGGGGGGGGGCTCAGTGCCGGACATGGCCGAGTGCTCGCTGCACGCAAGCTGGGCATGAGCGAGGTTCCATGCATACGACTGGAGCACCTGACAGACGCACAAAAACGCGCTTATGTTATTGCCGACAATCGACTTGCGCTGAACTCCGGCTGGGACACTGAAATGCTCAAGGTGGAGTTTGCCGACCTGCAGGAGCTCGGTTTCGACCTTGAGCTGACCGGCTTCGACCTGGACGAGATCAAGGAGCTGCTGGCACCTGTTGGCACTGAAGGCCTGACCGATCCAGACGACGCCCCACCGCTGCCCGAACACCCGCGCACCGTACCCGGAGACATTTGGGTCATGGGAAAGCACCGCCTCCTATGTGGCGACAGCACCAGCATGGATGACCTTGCCAAACTCTGCGAAGGGCAGCTGGTCGACATGTGGCTGACCGATCCGCCTTACAACGTGGCCTACGAGGGCAAAACAAAGGATGCGCTCAAGATCAAGAACGACGAGATGGGCGACGACCAGTTCCGCCAGTTCTTGCGCGATGCTTACACGGCAGCCGACATGGTGATGAAGCCAGGCGCTGTGTTCTACATCTGGCACGCAGACTCCGAGGGATACAACTTCCGAGGCGCTGCCCAGGATGCAGGCTGGAAAGTCCGCCAGTGCCTGATCTGGAAAAAGTCCAGCATGGTCATGGGCCGCCAGGACTACCACTGGAAGCACGAGCCATGCCTGTACGGCTGGAAGGAAGGAGCCGGGCACCTCTGGGCTGCCGACCGCAAGCAGACCACCATCCTTGAGTTTGACAAACCCACCCGCAACGGCGAGCATCCAACCATGAAGCCGGTGGCCCTGTTCGAGTACCAGCTCCTGAACAACACCAAAGGCGGCGACCAAGTCCTGGATAGCTTCGGCGGCTCCGGCACCACCCTGATCGCAGCCGAGAAGAACGGCCGCGTCGCACGCCTGATGGAACTCGACCCGAAGTATTGCGATGTGATTGTGAAGCGCTGGCAGGATTTCACAGGCAAAATAGCAACTCACGCAGAAACTGGCGAACCTTTCGCGGAGGTTACAAATGGCAAAAACACCTGAAAAATCCACCCGACTGCCTAAAAAAGAGGCAGTTCAACCCAAAAAGAACGGCGGCGCACGTCCTGGCGCTGGCCGTAAACCCTTTGAACCGACCGATGCCGAGCGCAAGCAAGTGGAGGCAATGTCAGGTTATGGCGTGCCGTTTGAACAGATCGCTGCCCTGATTCGGGAAGGCATCTGCATCGACACCTTGCGCGACAAGTTCGCGACCGAACTGGTGAATGGCAAGGCCAAGGCCAACGCCCAGATCGGAAAGGGTATCTTCCAGAAAGCCATGGCAGGCGACACGACCGCGCAGATTTGGTGGTCGAAGTGCCAAATGGGCTGGAAAGAACCGCCCAGACAGCTGGAGCACACTGGAGCCAACGGCGCACCGATTGCCGTGGCCACCCTGGACGTTTCCCAACTTGGCACCGAGGTGCTGGCGCAGATCATGGCCGCAAAAGATGCAACTGACGCAAGCTGACCTGCTGGCCATCGAGCGCGAGCTGTGCAGGCGCAGCTTGGCCGAGTTTGCCAAGCGTGCCTGGCGCGTGCTTGAACCGGCTGCCGAGCTGAAGTGGGGCTGGGCGCTGGACGCCATCTGCTTGCACCTGGAGGCCGTGACCAAGGGCGAGATCAACCGCCTGCTGATGAACGTGCCACCCGGCTCCATGAAGTCCCTGCTGACCGGCGTGATCTGGCCAGCCTGGGAGTGGGGGCCTCGGGACATGCCAGAGATGCGCTTTGTCGGCACGGCCCACGAAGAGCAGCTGGCCATCCGAGACAGCCGACGCTGCCGCGACCTGATCAAGCCCGACT